TTATAGTGCATCTGACAAGGATATGATATTTGGCATGAATGTAGGCTGTGGCATAGATATAGATGCCTATGCTATGGAGTATTCACGACCTTTCCCCAAAAGACCCACATTAGGCTGTGGAGTGGTATTAGATGGTGGAAGAGTTGCTATATTTGTTCCTATGCCATTGGGAAGTAAGATTATTAGGTTACCTAAGAAGTAACATTTAACAAAGGCAGTTTCAACATTTAACAATTAAGTGTGTATTACATTGATAATCAATGGGGTATGCACTTTTTATTTCAATATCAATTAAATCGTAAATTTGTATGAACAGAGAAGTAGACATTAAGATTAACCAATTAATGAAAGAAAAGACTCACTTAGAAGCTAGGCTTGAGTTGATTGTAAAGGAATTACGACTTACTGTACTTAAAAATAGTATCACAAATGTTAATGCACATCATACAACTGACCGAAGAGGAAGATGAAAGCTACGAGTTCCAGGATAATTCTGAGGAATCAGATGCTTATATCAACATCTATCAGGTGGCGAGTGTAACGGCTGATGAAGAAAACAGTGATAGGTGTTTTGTATATATGGCTAATGAAGATTACTTCTATGTAAACGAATCTATGGATAGTTTTACTGCAAGGTATCAGGCAGTCCTTTACGGATCAGTATTGACAAAGTTTTATGACACTAGAAATAGTCATAATTAAAATAGCTCTCATGTGTGGTGTGTGATTGTGTGTAGTTTTGGTTAACCCTCAGGTAAAATCTGGGGGTTTTTTATCGATAATATAAATTTCATTTATCGCTCATAAAAGGTAGTAAAACTACTACCATTAGTAAAATTATAAACTCTTGTAGTATTTAAATTATAATAAGTTGTCACAAATATTTTAAAAATTGTGACATAATCTGCATGAAATTTTCTAATAATTCATGCATAATGTGTCATAAAACGCACTTTTTGACACATATTTATCCCATATAAGTCAAAAAAAGACGCTACTAAGAATAGCAGCGTCTAACTATTAAACTACAAACAAAACATACTACTTTTTGTTATAAACATTAGCACCATATCCTATGGTTGCTACAACTGCTATAACGTATAAACATCTTTCATACCATTCCCAAACTAAAGGGTTGTACTTATTGATAATAAATGCAAATGGTAGATACAAACCTACTAATAAAAGTAATAGGTTGATAATTATTTCTTTGTAAATTTTTGGATTCATAACTAAAATGGTAATTTTTTCTCCGTTGGTTTATAATCACCTGCTTTAAATGTATCCATTTCGCAATAGAAATCACTTTGTTCAGGTCCTGCGTTCTTTTTGTCTTTGATAAGGATAGAACACCATCCTTTGTTAGATGCTGCGAACTCATTAAGTTTCTTTAAGTCCTCTGGACCGAATGATACTTTTCTGAATGATCCGTAAGCTGATCTAAGTGTGAAACATCTTCCTAAGAAGTTCTCTTTTTGTGTTGCCATGATATTTGTGTTTTGGTTTATAAACTATTTTTAATTCCTTCTTTGAATTTCTCTAAGTATAATACAGCATCCATAAGTTCTTGCTGTAAATGCTCAGCCCATTCTTTAGTGTTTAAGTCAGTCCTGTCTAGGTTAGTTCCGTATTTAGTAAAGCCAATGTTAGCTCTATCTTTATACTTTGTAATAACAGACTCAACTATACTGTCATACTTATTCTCCATTACCTTTATATTTTCTTACTTGTTCTTTAAGTTGTGCTCTCCATTTGATGTCTACTGTACCATCATTTAAGATGTCTTCTACTAACTTAATAGTTTCAGCAGTTACAAACTTGCTTTCCTTAGGAACTACAGTAACCTTAACTTCTTGTTTAGTTGTCTTAGTTACTTTTTCTGCCTTGTTTTCTAATTCTTGATTTTCCATAATTGTTGTTTAGCGTCCTTGACCACGATATGCTTTAGGTCTTGGACTATGTTTGTTATAAGATTTCTTTGCTCTTCCTTCTTTACGCTTCCCGAAACTCACCTTTATACTCGTCCCAGATGCTGATTTTGCTTTCGCCATTGTCTAAAAATATGTTTAAATTAATTGTTCCGTCTGATACTTGTTGACATACAATAGATGTGCCACCGCACATACCTAAGTGAGTTAAGAACTCTATTTGTGATACGCTTAGTCTATCACCTATAGCTTTAATCTCACAAGCAATGAACTGACCATAGTTCTTATGGTAACCTATAATGTCAGGTAAACCTTTCTTGCCAATGAAAGACCTTCCCTTAACTGCTAGGTTGTTATTCCTCCATACTTCATAACCTAAACTATCTAAATATTCTAGCATCATCTTGGTTAAGTCACTTGCTGTTTTGTATGTCATATAAACGAAATTACACTAATTAATCGAAACGTATCATCTCCACAGTTGGAACTTTTACATATCTTATGCCCTCAACTATCTTAGTTTTACCCCATTTAAAGTGTCTTCTTGCCTTTATTCTTAGCATCTCAGCTCGTATAAAGTAGATTCTATCCTTAAGGTCAAAGTTGATAGCAAAGAACTCTACTCTTGTATCTGCTATGCCACTAGGTTTACCATTATTCTCATATTCAAGCCACATATATTTCTGCTTTAGGGCTTTTGGCTGTTGTATAACGAGGATTTTTGTGTTCCTAGCAAACAATAACAATGCTTGATAAGTGCCATCTTTAGCCTTAGCTTGTTCTATGTCGAACTTACGAGTATTCTTATAGTTTCTATTTAAGTCCACTTCTCTTAGGTAGTTTTAGTTTCTTAGCATAAAAGTATAGTGTTTTTGTTCCTACACCTATACCAACTGCTATATCATTTAAGTCATGAAATCTAGCAGTATCATACCATGCTCTAGTTATTATACGCTGCTTCATGTTCTCTATGTTAAGGTCTTCTCCTTCTACATATTCCACTTCAGGGAATTTTTGGTCGATAAGTGTGATGTCTGTTTCCATTTTATTTGTTTTGGTTATAAATTTTTAATATTATTGGCTTATTATTTATTCTATCAAGTTCTATTAATGCACTTTCCAAAGTATCATGATAGCCATTTACAAATGGAGATGTATTATAATTTAACCAACCCCATATAAACTCTTTTCTTTGAATTGAATAATTAATTTTACCATTACTTAGAAATTTTACTATTCTATGTTTCATAGGTTATTTGTTTTGGTTATAGGTTTGGTTGTAGTATTGTTCTGATGCCATATATGAACCCTCTAAACCATCTACATAAGCAATACATATTTGCTCTTTTTCTAAATCAAGCAATTTATCAAACATTTCGTATTTGGCATCAAAAGATAATCTATCCCAATTAGGATTAGACATTTCACTTAATAATTCTTGCATTGCTGTTTTCATGTGTTTAAATTTTATAGTCTTCAAATGTGGTTGTTTCTCCGATAAATCTAACTGGTATATTGCCAGTACGTCCATGTCTGTTCTTTTCTACCTTAACGATAACTAAGTCATCAGGATTGTACTCCTTACCACCTATTTCTACTGGCTCTTTCATTTCGTAGTAAGATGGTCGCATTAGCATAATAACAATGTCAGCGTCTTGTTCAATTGAGCCAGATTCTCTTAGATCAGATAACATTGGTAGCTTGTCAGCCCTTTCCTCAACCTTTCTAGATAACTGCGATAAGGCAATAATTGGCACTTCCAACTCTTTAGCTAAGGCTTTAAGGCTTCTGCTTATTAAACTTACTTCCTGCTCTCGGTTTTGGTTTGATTTGCCTTGTCCACTCATAAGCTGAAGATAGTCTAGGAATATGACCTTAATACCATACTTCTGCTTAAGAATAGTAGCCTTAGCTCTGAGTTGTGAGATACTGATACCGCCAGTATCCTCTATGTAGATGGGTGCTTGTATTATCTTGTCATCTGTCTTTAAAAGTAGCTTTCTTTCGTAATCATTCAAATTATTCGTTCTAAGGCGTTTTAAGGGCACTTGACTCGTTATTGACTCTAACCTTTCAACAAGCTGTTCGGAGCTCATTTCAAGGCTAAAAATAGCCGTAGGAACGCTATTTAGGATAGCTAAGTGATAAACACTAGAAAGCATCATTGCTGTCTTACCTGCACCAGGTCTTGCAGCTATAATACATAGGTCAGGTTTACACCATCCTGCTATGGTCTTGTTTAGTTCATCAAAACCAGTATTGTATCCTAAAAGCTCACCATTACTTGCTAAATCCCTAGCAAAGTTGATAGCCATAACTACATCAGTTATGCTTTTTTCGTATAAATTACCATATTCAAGTAAACCTATAAGTTGACTATTTAGGTCAGATAATAGGTCTAATGACTGACTATCGTTGTCTAAACAACTATTCTCAGCTATTCTAAGCACTTTATAAGCTTCACGCTTTTTATACATCTCAATAACAATCTCAATATGGGTATTGATATGAGCTGTTGTAGTTACATTATCAGTTAACTTTGATAGATAATAAGCACCACCTTCTCGTATAATGTCCTCATCTTGTGAGAGTTTTTGAGCTACAGTAGTAAGGTCTATAGATATGTTACTATCATACATTTCCTTAATAGCGTTAAAGATTTTTTGGTGCTTTAGATCGTAGAATATGTCAGTTTTTAGATGACCTATAACCAATGGGATAATCCTTTTGTCTAAAAGCAATGCACCAAGTATGTTAGATTCAATATCTATAGCTTTTGGTAGGTTTATAGCTATCATTTAAGTTTTATTTGTGTAGTTATTTTGTTTGTAGGTACGTTAGTAGTATTAAATTTGGAACTATTCCTTTGCCAAGTTCTTACAGTAGCTTTCCAATCTTTCATGGGGTTTTTACCTATTAACCAACCATTAGATTCATAATGGTCTATAAAGTAAGAAGGATCAAGAGTTAAAAAGCCTATTTCTTTAGCATATAAGTCTATCTCATTAGCTGTTGGTCTTATAAACTTAGTTTTCTTAATATTTAATTTACTATTAATTGTATTAGTATTACTTATAGGGGCACTTTCACCGACTTCGGCATTTATAGAACTCGGTGATTTATCATCTCGGATTGCTGGTGTATCATATACTACATGATTCCATCCAGTAAACCTTCCAAGCTCATTTATAACCTTTACAGACAAGATATAGTTCTTTGTTTGTAATCCCTTAAAAACTCTGTCTAGTTGACCTTTAGTGCAACCTAATCTTTCATGCAAGTTAGTTTTATAAACTACCCAATCATGCCTCATGCTTAGTAAGTAAATTAGTAATCCTCTCTCCTCTAATGTTAATTCGACATTCCTAATAATCTCGTTGTCGATAGCAGTAAACTTCTCAGCCGATCTGCTCTTAACAATCATTCCTGTATTCATAAAATAAAAAAGCCCTCAGATTTGCGGGAGTCCGTACACCCCCACGCCTCTTCGGGCAATAAGTTTTAACTGCAAAGTACGGTTTGCATCGACAAATATACTATTTATCCTTTACTATCCTAAAAACCACATCTCTATTATTGTGCTTAAATTTCCTCTTTAGTAATGGGTTAAGTGATTTTTTTATTGAGTCCTGTGTTATTCTTGTATTCCTTGCTGCATGAGCTAAAGATTTAAACAATACTTCACTTTTGTCGTCAACATAAATCATCCTCACTGGTACTGAGTTCTCTAATCCTGCAATCTCCATCATATATTTTTAAATTTACCGATAATTAATGCTGTTAAATAAATTGTTAAAGCTAATGGTAATGATATTATTACAAAATATACTAATTCATATAAGAAAATAAGTGTTTCTTTCATTTGTTTATAAGTTTATAGAATAGGTTTTTACCTAGTTCCCAAATTGCTATAATTAAAATGATTGTCATAAGATTAAAATAACCACCCCAAGTTTCACTAATTACTATCAGGTTATTAATATTTTATCATGAGGTGGTTAAGATTTTTATTTCTTTAAGTTAATCTTAAAGGTTGTAGTGCTAATTCTAGGTGCTGGGTGGACCATCTCTCCTGATTCAGGATCAACCATAGCGGTTGGTAGTGTTCTAAGCATCTTTTCCCTTTCCTTTAAAGCAAACTTTAATGACTCAATCTCTTCATTCATTTTGCTCCAAGTATAGTCTTGGTCATAGATATACTTAACACCTGATTCAAACTTAGCCATTTCGCTTCCTAAGACCTCAGCCTTGCCTCCAGGATACTTACTAAGCTCATCTAGTACTAACTCCTTTAAATCAGCTCTAATGCCCTCTAAAAGCTGTACAACAGCCTCTGACTTAACAAGTAGTTCTAATGGTGACTCACCAGTTTGTGTAAAGTGATCTACTATCTGCGATTTGATTAACTCAATAGCAAATTTGTTCGGTTCTATAGAACTTAGTTCTACTTTTGGTAATAATGTTAAATTCATTTTATTTTAGGTTTTCTTTTTTCATTTTTAATACCTTCATCAATGTTTCATCAGCATCAAATGTTTGCTTATAAGTGTAATAAACATCAGTCAATTGCTTAACCTTAGTACACTGTGCAATTTCCATCATGATTTCCTCTCTTGTAGGCTCATCTTGTAAGATTTCAGCTACAACTGTTTGTACTGGCTTAGAGGTTTTTTTTGGCTCATCATGTACAAAATCCATCTCCTCAGCAGGTGTCGCTTCAAATCCAGCAGCTTTCATCAACCATGCTAACTGATTACGGAAAGCTTTACCTACTGCTCTAGTCTGTGCCATAGATAAGATAGCATACTCATCAAAGAATTTTTTGCTACCCTCTTTGTTAGAGCATATTGCTATACCTACTGATACTAACTTATTGTCTTGGTACGATCTAACTTCGCAAGTAGCCATGTACTTAACCTCTGTTTGACTAGATAAGTCTTGTACGCTTGTAATGATAGGGAATAATCCTAGTGAAGCTCCAGCCATCTGCCAGGCTTCTACGTTACAATAGTCCTTTCCTTTAATGTTAGATACTAAGTGTGCATCCTTTACAAAGCGTTTAAGCTCGTTAGATAAAGAAAGCATTGAGTCCTTGTTTACCATTTGGTAACTAGGAGCTTGAATTTGGGTGTTAGTTGTTTGCAGTTCCATTTGTTAATTGATTTTGTTGTGTAAAAAATTGTGCCTTTCTGATAGGGTATTGTTCCCACATTTTAACTATAGCCTCCATAGTTTCAAAACTTGATTGGCTGTAGCTCATGTTGTGGATGATTTTTGCGACAAAGATTCTTTTGTCTGTTTCGTTTAAGTGTGCGAATTGTGATAGCATAATGTTTAGTTTGATGTTAAAATATTTAGTTTTTTGTTATTTGTGTGCAATCCTAATGTTTGTTGTACCTCTTGAAACTGAGTCTTATAAAACTTGATGCATTCTATATCGTTTTGGAATGTCATGATTCCATGTATAATTGTAGTATGATCTCTGTCAAAAGCTTGACCTATCTCCTTTAACGTCATCGAAAAATAACGTCTAAAAATAAAGTAGCACATATTCCTAGCAAAAACTAATTGCTTACTTCTGTTTGGCGTAAGTACTTTTAGTCTATCAGCTTTCATTACATCACATACCGTTCTTATAACTTGCTCAAATCTTATCTCTCTGTGTTTTAGTCCTGGCATAACGTAATAGCTTATTTCTGATGCTCCCATATTTGGTTTTTAAGTAATTCAAGTTTTTTGTCATAGAATGTTTTGATTAACTCGGTCATCTCGTAATCATTGTTTTTAAGTCTTGTTTCTATTACATAACGACTATAGCCTGTTATTTCCATAATCTTCTTCATGTCGCCATACTTAAATAGGCTTTTGTAATCTGTAATCTCTAGCATTTGTTTGTGTTTTTAAAGTGATTGATATGTCTGTCTATTCCTTGAACTGCTGCATCTAAAGAAGCGTAATAACTTGCTCTCCAATAGTACCATTTGCCATGTAGGATTTGGTTATCCCATGTTATAAACATCCCTTTATAGGTGTATTGTTTTGACATTCTTCCGTTACTGTTTACATAGGTAAACTCTTCTTTGATACCTTTTTTCTTTTGTTCGAGGGTTAGTTTCAGCATTGGTTTGGTTTTTACTCTTGCGAGGGTTTTTGATAGATTTTTGTTTCTAGGACTTCTGTAATCCTTAATGGGATACCATTACTTAGTTTTTCAAAGATGGCATAAGCTTCATCCTTATCATTGTTAAATGATCCACTAATGATGATACCTTCTTGCTTTGTGTAGTACATTGTACTACCTAAAATTAAGTCTGTGTCTTGTACGAATTCGAATTTCATGTTTGTTTGTTTTATTGTTTAATAATAGTTTCTTCTTCTTCTTCATCTTCTTCCCAATCGCAATGTTCTAAGCAGTCAGGACAAATATCTATTTCAGGATAGTTGGTATGAGCTCCACAGCAGGTTGAGAATGGCATTACTTATTAAGTTTTTGGAGTCTTGTAAAGTAGGTTTTTGGATCACCAATCTTGGCTTGGCTCATGTTCCTTTCGTATTCTACAGGATGAATGCAAGTTTTTGTCTGATGATTGTAATAGGCTTGTTCGCCTTTGTCGATGATCGTGCCAGTAATACCGCACTTCATCTTTGAGTTGAGTGTGATTAATTCGTGCATGGGTTTTTTGTTTTGTTTGTAAAGTGTAAAATTAGGAAGTTTTTGGATATATTTAAAGTTTTTAGCAGGTTTTTTGTTAAGGAAATCATAAAAGATTTTTGCTGGATTTTTGCGTACAAGATTTTTGCTGGTTTTTTGGGGAGTTTTTGCATAGGGTTTTTGGCACAGATTTTTGTCTGCAACTGTTTTTTAGTTACACATTTAACTAGCTTTTGCCTATATGTAAGGGCAAAGCATAGCTAAAACGCTTTTAATGGCACTTTATAGGCTTAAATTTGGCTTATCTTTTTAAATTAGTATAGACATACCAATTAAAAATAAAGTGTCTAAAAACGTCTTATTTGGCTAAATATTCATACCAATTTTTTTTTATCTCTTTTACATAAGTATTAAAAGATTGCTTTGCTCCTTTCATACTCATAAAGTAATACGTTTGTTTGACTAATTGTTGGTTAATTATTGCCGAAATAACAATAACGCCATTTTCTTTGCGTTCAATAATCATTTGACTAATTTTTGGTTAAGATAAAAGCCCAATAAATAGGCTTTTATTTCGCTTAATTAAAGCTCCTCAGTTAACCTTTATTCAAATAAGCTCCTTTCATTATAGTAGGGCTTAATATCGTCTAAAAACGCTTCATATTTTATTTTTTCGTTTAATGTGTTGCATTTTAATACGTTATAATCAAGGTATTTTAATTGGCTTTGCATCTCTTCAATTAGTAGGCTTCTTTGCTTATTTGAAGTCAATTCAAAAAGCATTTGTAAAAGCTCGTCTGAATCATAATCCTTTAATAAAGACTCAATCCATTTTTCTACTATTGACGGCGTTATATTTTTATTTTTGTATTTGTAGTAATTCATAGGTAATAAAGTTTAAAAGTTAAATAATTTACCATTCTCAATAAATTGGTATTCGTTATTGTCAAAATGGTCGGCTAAAAATTCATCGGAGAATAAATATTCGTATTCAAGTTGCAATAATTTCCAATATTCTTGCAATACGTCTTTTTGGAATTGATATTCCAATTCGTTTAATTCGGCTTCTAATTCGTCTTCCTTTATTGGAGCTCCGTCTACAAATTCATAAGAGTCGCAAATTCTCAATCTATCTTTTAAAAATATAGAAGCTAAATTATTCATATTTGTACCCTCTGAAAATTCATCTTCTAATTTCTCGGCTACTTCTATTTCCGACCATATAAATTCACCATCTATTTTTTGTCCCCTGTCAAGGTCAAAGCCTGTCAATCTTATGCCGTTTTCCTTTGCGTCATAGTAGGTATCTTCATACCAATAATCAGATATACCCAATTCTCGGTATTTGTTTAATGCAAATTCCTTTGCTTTTTCGTTTAATTCACTAAATAAAAATGTGGTAATTGTTTGTGTGTTCATTTTGTAGTATTTAAAAGGTTAATTAATCTTCGCATTCTAATGAATAAGTATCAAATTTTTCGGCTTCTTCGTATGTTTCAAAGAAGTGTTCTTCGCCATTCCTCATATTAGTTACTAAGTATTCCACGTCTCTTCCGAGCATAGAACAAATAGAAACGCCATTTTCAAGAGCAATATAAACATAGCCCGTATAAGAATTAAAGCCGATACCATCTTCTAATATCTCTTCGCCTATTGACGCATAGGCTTCGAATACTTTGGACATTCCTAATGCTTCTAAATAACATAATGAATGCGAATCAAAGCCGTTAATTGTAATTTGTTGAATGTTTCTCATTTTATTTATTTTTTAGTTTATTCTTATAAGTGTATTTCCTTCTCCGTTTAATATATCCATAGTTTCAGTTTCTCTTAAACTGTCGTAATTATATACAAAGTCGTTTAAGTTTTCGAATAGTTCGCCATTATTATACAATTCGATGGCTAACTTGTCGGCTTCCTCTTGTGAAGTAGCTTCAATAAATTTTATGCTACTTGTCCAAATAGTACAAAGCTGGTCTACTTGTACTCTAAATTCTTGTGTTTGTGTTTGTGTAGTGTTCATAGTTTAGGTTTTATTTGTTTGTAATTTCTTGCCAAATTGTTTTGACAAGGGTTATAAATAGAGTTCCAATAATTAGGTAAATGATAAATGAAATTAAGCTCATGATTATTTGAATTTAATAGTTAAGTAATCCATTAACAATCTAGCCATATTTGACAAGACAATAATGAATAAAATAAATTGAGATACCAAAAGAAAGTTAGATAAATTTTGCATAAAATTGTTTTTGTTTGTTATTAATAGATCCTAAAGATATGTAAACAATTTAAAACAATTGTAAAAAAATATAAATAATTTGTTAAAGTTTTGTTAACGTTTATATATAATTACTAAGTATTTTAGTAATGATTGTTAAATAACTAATTTAATATTCAATTTAATATACTATATTAATAGTATTAGTTTAATTAGCTATTTAATATACTTATAATTAAATTAGTGGTTTATATATTAATACAATAATGATAGGTAGTTTTACTTTTGCCCTTTGAGTGCCTTTCCAATCATTAAATTATTCGTACTAACTTAGCGGTATAAACCACCACAAATGACCAACCGAAACGAGAGGGTAGAACAGCGTATAATATATATTATGTTAAATA